GATAAGGCCACCTGTTAGCGCAGCCCCTTATTAATACCTAAAAATAACCAGAGGCCACCTTGTAGTATCAAGCCCTATTCTTTTTCGCGAATCGAATAGCTACCTTGAAAAGACTCAAGCCCCAAAGGAGTGTGAAATGACTGATTTACCCGAAGTACAAGAAGAAGAAGTAGCAAACCCATACAACATGAGAAAAGACTATACAGGCGAACAAGATGCCCCTTTTCAAAGTGCTGATGGTGTTTGGCATGAACCTAGACAGGCTACCCGCAAGTCGGCCCCTGACGAAAAAGAGTCAAGTACAGATTATAAAAAACGATACGATGACCTAAAGAAACACTACGATTCTAAGATTAATGAGTTCAAACAGAAAGAACAAGAACTACAAGCAGAAGCTCGAATGACACAGCAAGTTGAACAGGCCGTACGTCACGAGGATAACACTGAAGCAGAACTTGCAGCCGAGTATGTTGAACAAGAAGCTGAAGCACTAGAACCGGCACGAACAGCTACGCTAGACGAACGTGAAGCCCGGATTGAACGAAGAGAAGCGGAACAAACGCTTGCTTCAAAACATCCAGACTTTGCAGATATTCGTCAAAGTGAAGAGTTCCACGGTTGGGCCAAAGCACAGCCAGAAGCAATTCAGGACTGGGTGTATAATAATCCAGATAACGTAGGTTTAGCGGTCAAAGCTATCGACCTTTATAAGATGGAAACTGGCTTAGGAGTTCAATCTTCTAACGGTAAGACAGGAAGTTCACAAACCTCGACCGCTTCGGCAGCAGATATGGTTTCAACAAAAACAAAAACCATTGATGCTAACGAGCCGAAGATATGGTCACAAAGGGAAATTGCTGCACTGTCTATGGATGCGTATGATAAACATGAACAAGAAATCGACGCAGCCATCATGGAAGGCAGAGTAGTAGCTTAATAACTATTGTCTTTAATTTAAGGAAACATAATCATGGCTCTTAACGTATCAGACCAAGGTTTTAAACAAACCACAACCGCCAACAACAACTTTGGCACAAGCACTAACTTCCTACCAGCAATTTACTCCAAGAAGGTTCTTAACTTCTTCCGTAAAGCGTCGGTAGCTGAAGCAATTACCAACACTGACTATGCAGGCGAAATTTCTGCATTCGGTGATTCTGTTAAAGTTATTAAAGAACCAACCATTTCTGTTTATCAGTATGAGCGTGGCGCTGACGTAACTGAAACTCGACTGACCGACACTGAGATTTCTCTTGTTGTTGATACTGCGAACGCATTTAAGTTCGTTGTAGATGACATTGAAACTTCTATGTCTCACGTAAACTTCAAAGAAGTTGCTGCTTCATCTGCTGCTTACGCTCTGCGTGACGCATTTGATACTGCTGTAATTGCTGCTGGCATTGCAGGTCTATCTGCTTCTAACCCAAATCACATCCTAGGTGCTGATACTGCTGATTCTCTTGGTAGCGGCATTCTTGACGGAGCAAAAGGCATCGGTTTCCACCACGAAGGTTCTGACCCTCTGGATGTACTGGCTAAGTTTGCCCGCCTTTTGGACGAGCAGAATGTACCAGAAGAAGGTCGTTGGGTAGTTGCACCTCCTAGCTTCTACGAAGAACTGTCTCAGTCTGGCTCTAAGCTATTGTCTGTTGACTTCAATGCTGGTCAAGGCTCCATCCGTAACGGTCTCGTTACTTCTGGTAAGCTCCGTGGCTTTAGCATGTACAAGTCTAACAACGTAGCTGCTCCAAACTTGGCTGATGGTCAGATTCTGGCAGGTCACATGTCAGCTATTTGTACTGCACAGACTATCACCAGCACTGAGGTCATCCGTGACCCAGATAGCTTCGGTGACATCTGTCGTGGTTTGCACGTATTCGGTGTTAAGGTCATGCGACCTGAAGCACTCGTTGGTGCATTCTACAACCTAGCTGCATAAGCTAACTTAATAAGTGCGGGGGCTGTAAAAGGCCCCCAATCTTTTAACAAATTTAAAGGCTAAATAACCTATGGCAACAACCTACCTAGACTTAACCAATGAGCTTCTCCGAGAGCTAAACGAAGTACCTCTTGAATCAGGTAACTTCTCTACAGCTATTGGCGTACAGGCACACGTTAAAGATTCTCTAAACAAAGCGTACTTTGATATTATCAACCAAGAACCTCAGTGGCCTTTTCTAACTGCTGGCGAAAGTGGTGAAGTTGACCCCATGTATGGCAATGTATATGTAGAGACCGTTGCAGGACAGCGTTATTATGAGCTAAAAGCTTCTAGTGATTCCATCAAAGATGATTACGGTTCAGTTGACTGGGATAACTTCTATATCACTACAGTAGGCGTAGAAGGCGAAACTGCACCCTACGCAGGCAAAAACTTACGTTTTACAACCACTGAAGAGTGGAAAAGTTTCCGTCGCGTCGGAGAAAACTTAGACGACGCAGACACACAAGCATACGGCGAACCAGACCGAATTATACGTAGCCCAGACGCACGTAAGTTTGGCCTAAGCCCAATCCCAGATAAAATATACCGTGTATGGTTCTATGCTTACAACCTCCCTACAAAGCTTGTAAGCTTCGGTGACGAGATTGTATTCCCAGAAATGTACTCTGTTGTATTACTAGCTCGTGCTCGATACTACATCTGGCAGTTTAAAGATAACCCACAAGCAGCAGCATTCGCACTAGATGACTACAAGAAAGGACTCGACAGTATGCGCTCTAATCTTATTGAGCCTGCTCCCTTCTATATGACTGACGACAGAATGAGATTCGTATAATATGGCAGCTTCCCAACCGTTTGGTTTCTCGTGTAAAGGTGGTCTTAATACCAACCTTAGCCAGCTTGAACTTCTTCAACAGCCCGGAGCTGCTACAGAGTTAATTAACTTTGAAGTTGACCCCGACGGCGGGTATCGACGTATTAATGGTTTTATAGCCACAAGTTCTGCTAAGCCTAATGGCACTAACACTATTTTAGGCTTGATGGCTTATGCAGGAGGTCTTATAGTCTGTAGCGGAACAGGTATTTTTTGGACTGTTGATTTTGTTAGTTGGACACAGATTAACAGAGGAACTATTACTGGGGGAGAAAAAACTTATACTGAATTTACTGGCCAATCACTGGTTGCACGTACAGGTCAAGGTCGATGCTCTATTTCAATATACGAAGGAAACTTATCTCCTTACGGCGAAGTAGTTATTTGTGACGGTGTTAATGCGCCCTTTTATTTTTACGTTAAAGGTACAGGCGGCGCAAACGACTCTACTCGTCGATATGTTTCAGGCCCTTTAGTAGACCACTCTCATCAAACTCTTGGCGCATCCTCAGTGTCTACAGTTCACGGACAGCAGTTAGTAGTTGGAGGGACAGCTACAGACCCGAATGAAATATATACTAGCGCCCTAAATGACATATCTGATTTTGCAGGCACAGGTTCAAATGCAATAAGACTGGCTGACAAAGTTGTAGGACTAAAAAGTTTCCGTGGTGACTTAATTGTATTCTGTAAAAACAGTATCTATAGGGTGGTTAGTTTAGAATCCGCCGATGCACAGACAGCCGTAGTACCTATTACAAAGAACATAGGCTGTTTAGATGCTAATAGTATTCAAGAAATTGGCGGCGACTTAGTATTTTTAGCTCCTGATGGTATACGAACACTAGCAGGTACAGCACGTATTGGCGACGTTGAATTGACTTCTGTAAGTAGAAATATCCAAAACATTATTTCAAAAATTACAAAGGCTGCTGTTCCATACGATATTTCAAGTGTAGTTATACGTAACAAATCTCAATACCGTTTATTTTATAGTAAAGCTGGCGACTCGCCTGCAATAGCTAGAGGAATTATTGGGACATTTACAGGGCAGGGTTACGAGTGGTCTGAAACTTGTGGTATTGAAGCTGTTGCAACAACTTCAGAACTTTCAAACACTGGAGGACGAGAACAAGTTTTTCATGGCGATAGACTTGGACAAGTTTATTTTCACGATTTAGGAAATAAATTTATTCATGCTGGAATAGACGCTAACATTAAATCAGCGTATCAGTCACCTTCTTTAGACTTTGGTGATATGGGCACACGTAAAACTATTCAGTACGTTAAAATTTCAGCGACTCCTGACGACGACAATATTACAGTTGCAGCAGAGCCTAAACTTAGTGTTTCTTTTGATTTTGAAGACACCAATATTCAGCAACCTCCAACTTATACACTACCTTCTATTTATCCGGTTGCAGAGTTTGCATTAAGTAGATTCAGTAACGACAGCTTTACATCTTATTTTGGAGCGTCAGACAATCCTCTTATACGCCAGCCTGTTCAAGGGAGCTGCTACTCTAGCTCTTATAAAATAAGCAGCGAAGACCAACTTTCACCATACACCATTAATGGTTTATATATTAATTACGTACCCGCAGGCAGGAGATAACTAGATGGCAGGCACAAGCTATACACGACAAAGTACAATTTCAGACGGTAACATTATTACTGCGTCTATTTTTAACAATGAGTTTAACCAACTGCTAAACGCTTTTGCATACGCAAGTAGCGGTACTACAGGCCACTCGCATGATGGCAGTGCTGGTCAAGGCGCAGCAATCTCTAAGATTGGCGACCAAGACTTTAAAAATAAAATTGAAGTAAACGATTCTATTAA